TTTTTATGTAAAACCAAGTCTTTTGTAGGACTTGTTTGGCGATAAGCCAGTTCATTACTTACCCTTGAAACGGGCTACAACATCAACAAAGCCCTGTGTGCCGACGTATGCTGCGGCAATGACTATCCATTGTTCTGAATCTACCTTCTCGGCAAGAAGTAGACCTGTTGTTGTGAGCCATACCAAAAGTTTCTTTGATACGAATCTTTCTAGGTGTTTATCTGCAAATGCTTTTACTGCTGCCATCATTTTATCCTCTCTATTCTTCGATAACCTTTATGGTTAGTGAAGTAAATAGTAAGAAAGTTTTCTTTATTTCACTCGCCAAGATACACCATACTTTACCCTCTTTATGGTTGAAAGCGATACGCCATACATCTCTGCAACTTGTGGGTTGGTTAGTTTAGTGCCGTTGGCAAAAAGTTCTCTTATCTCTTTTACCTGCTCTTCTGTAAGGCGGGCGTTTGGGTTCTTTGCACCCGTTCTTGTCTTGGCGTATTCGCTCAGTTTCTTTCTGGTCTCTTGCGAAGGGCTGTTGAACATGTGTGGAAGAATTATGCCCTTCTTTGATTCGCTCAACCTTCTTCTGGTTTCCTCGCTGACGTGCTTGCCTTTGTTGCCTGCTCTTATCTTGGCTTTGGTTTCTTCTGTGTGTTTTCTTCCAGCAGAGGTTTTCGCTATTTTTTCTTTTGTTTCTTTTGAGTGCTTTCTTCCCTTCATGGGTGAACCAGCAAAAGGGGCTTTGTTGTAGCCAACTTTTTTGTTGAGGCAACCACTTTCATCTATGACCTGCTGTTCTACATCGAGCAGCATTTCTTCTTCTACTTCTTGTAAGATGGAAAAAGTAAACGACTGCTCGCCATACTTTTCCCAAGCTGATAGCAAGTGTTGGTTGGCGTGAATACCACTCCGCAAGCGCCACCTGTGAGCACGCCAGCGTTTCTCAACATTGACACTGCTTCCTATGTAGAACTTTCCCGTTTGTTTGTTGGTTATTTTGTAAATGCCGCAAGTCATAAAGAAACCCACCTATTTATCGGTTCGTCTATAATAAATAGGTGGGTCATCAAGGAAAAGCAGTATTTATTTTACTCGTCTACAAATGCGTGTCCATCTTTTTCTTCTATTGTGACAACCTTATCAACATTATCTTTCAAACTGTCAATGTGGGTAATAAGAAGAGTCGTTTTGAAATGCGCTCGTAGGATATCTAGGATTCTGGTGAAGCCCTCCATGTTGTTTGCGTCAAGGGCTGTTCCAGGCTCGTCGCAAATCATTGTGTCGGATTTTGGCATGTTGCTTACATTTAGCAGCGCAATACGAATAGCCATAGCAGCAAGTGTTTTCTCTGCACCTGAGCCAAGCTCTAACGGTCTGGCGTTCTGGTCTTTGTGCTGAATAAAGATATCCAGCTTACGCCCGTTGTCCTCAAAATAAACGTTGAAGTCAACAACGTTGGCTAGTACCTCTGTAATAGCCTCGTTGATTACTGGAAGTTTATTCTTAATAATACCAAACGCAATACCATTCGGGTGCATACACTTCATAAAAAGGTCGTATGCAGAGAACTCACGACGGGTCTTTTCCAGTTCATTTCTTTTATTTTGGTTCTCGGTGAGTTGCGCTTGTAGCGAGCCCTCTTGCTTGTGGAGTTTTAGAAGGTCATCACGGCAATAGTTGCACTCCCGCTTTGACTCGTGAATATCCAACTCCAACTGTCGCTTGTTCTCTTTGAGAAGAGCAGCATTAAGAATAGCCTCTTTGTTTTGCTCGTAGTAGTCCAGCTTCTCTCGCAGTTCTTCTATTTGCTTTTCTGTCGCTGTTTTCTTTTGTTCTTCTCGGCTTACTTGCAGTTGTAATGAGGTAATGGTGTGCTCGTTCTCCAACACCTTTGTTTTAAGAGCGCGGACTTTACTAAGAAGATGGTCTGCTTGGCTACTCTCCAACTTCTGTCGTAGAGAAATGCTCTTTTCCTCTGCAACAGCAAGGGACAAGTTTGCAGCAGGTATCAAGTCTCTTGCGGCAAATGCATTCTCAATAAACTTGCAAGAGGTCTTGTATTTATCTCCACAAGGAATCTCGTCAAGAATACCAATACGCTTGTTGTAAAGGTCAAGGTTGCGCTCTGTGTCTTTACACTCGTTTAACAAAGAAGTTAAGTTTTCTTTTAGTTTTGTGTTTTGCTCGACTTCTTCTGTTAAAGCCTTTTCGTCAAACTGTTGAAGAAGTTCTTTTGCGTTCTCCAAAAAAAGACTTGACTCGCCTATCTTTGTATGATAGTTGTTTATTTTTCTATCGATACTCTCGATAAGAAGCTCGGCTGTGTTTATCTGGTTTTCGACCAATGGCGCGTCAATAATCTCTGCTGGAATAGAGTCGAGTTTGTCTTCTGTTTCTTTGAGGTCTGCTTTTAAGGTTTTTAGTTTTTGCTCCAACTCTTCGCAACGTTGGTCGTTTTGTTCGATAAGAACTAAAACCTCGTCTTGTTTATTTGCGATGGCTTCTTCATCTGCGTCGAGGTTAAAGGTTTCCAGCTTTTTGAGGTAGCCTTTTGTATCGGCACTTTCTTTCTTGGCTAACTTAAACTTTTTATCAAAGAACTCCAAGTCAAGAAACTTTGCAAGAATTTCTTTTCGACGGGTTGAACCCTCGTTGATAAAGTCAAGTGCGCCCAACTGTGAAGACATAGAGGTCGTTAAAAAGTCTTCCAGCGTGCCAAAGGTGTGGCGAATGCGTGCGTCAGTTCCGTTACGGTCTGTGGAGTCAAGTATTTCTTCCTCGCCTGTGGCAAGGTCGATAACGCTAAACTTCACATCTGTGCGTGCCTCTGTGGTTGCTTGACCACGAAGCTTCTTTTCGTATTTCTCACTTGTGCGCTCGACGGTGTATAGTTTTGTGCCTACTTGAATCTTTACTTTGCCTCGACCACCATTCTTTTTATTATTTACAATATCCACGTTTTTGCGGACGTTCTTTGAGGTAGAGTTGTAAAGCGTGTAAAGTAGAGAATCTACCACGGAAGACTTACCTGAGTAGTTCTTACCGAAAATGCCTACAAGACCCCGAATGTTTTCAAAGTCTATTTTGTTGCCCTCGCCATAACAAAACAGGTTGTCCCATTCAAGGTGTTTGAGCGACCAGTTGACGTTGCGAGCAACTTCCTCGTTTTCCTCGGCTTCTTTGTTGAACCGCTCGTTGAGCGAGAAGACTTCTTTGAGGAGTTCTTCGCTTGGTTCGTAGTCTTTGAGATAATCGCGGATAAGCTCTTGTTGAACTTGAACGTCTCTAAGATTTTGCTCCGTAATTTCGTCTGTATGCGCCGAAGATAAACTTACCCCAGCCCTGTTAAGGAAAGTAAGACTTTCGGGCTTGAAGCGCGTCCTAACCACGTCTGTGGCTTTCCTAATAGTTTCTACCGGAAGCTTGGTATTGGCTACAACACGAACTCTTGCACCGAGTGGTATTTTTGTGTTTTTTGGCACTCTGCCTTTTGCTGTAAGCTCAATAGTGATAAAGGGCTTTGGGTTTCTAAAAGTGTGGAGTTCTACCTTGAAGTCATCCTTATTATCGATAGTCCAAAGCAGGTAACCTTTATCAAGTTCTTCTGCGTGGTTTTGCTGGACTGTGCTGCCAACATAACGCACTCGCCCTTCGTCGTCAAGGCTTTGGTTGGTTTTGTGAATATCGCCAAGCATGGCATAGTCAAAACCCTCAAAGATAGAAACGTCGTTCTCGCCGTGTTCCATAACCCAACCAAGAGAAGTCTCGCAGCCAGAGATAGAACCGTGGTAAAGAGCAATATTAATTTTATCTTTTCTCGTCGGCTTAACCCAGTTCTCTGGGTCGAACACGGAAAGAACGTTAAACACAATATTTGTGTCCCACAGGGTCTCACCGGAGTCTTTAAGAAGGTGAATATGTTTGTGGTTGAGCGCAGTCACCAAAGGTGTGATGGCATCTTGACGTGCTGTGTTTCTCAGGTTGCCGTCATGGTTGCCTGGAATAATAATAAGTGGGGCAATATCGGCAAGGTTTTTGAGAAAGTCTGTGGCAAGGTCAAAATACTCTGGCGAAAGGTTGACCTTTGTGTGCGCCAAGTCTCCACAATGAACAATACAGTCTGGCTTTTGTTTGCGTAGAGACTTATACATTTGTGCGAACACATCACGGTATTCTTTGTGGTATTTTAGATTACGGATATGTGTGTCACTAATGTGGGCGATTTTGTAGTTTAACTTCATTTGTCCTCCTAAACGCAGGCAACCTGCATAGCCAAAAGATTATCTGGGTCTACCCAGGTGGCGTTTTCTTTTCTTTCTTGGAACTGTCCTCGGGTCATTTCACCTACATCGTCGTATCCTGAAATGTCAACCTTATAAACATCTACATCGTATTGTAGCAGTTTTCGCATAATTTTGTAAGCCTTTGAGTCGGCGTCTGGGTCAAGTGCGAAGTAGACTGCGGTATCGTTATGAACAATACTTTGAAATAACTTGCTTTCTTCTCGCAGGGTTGAGCCAAGAATAGGCACAGCGTTTTCACCTGCGATGATGGCGTCAAACACGCCTTCTACTAAAATAATTTCTTGGGAAAAGTCGAGGAACAGTTCGTTGAAAATAATGTCTTTGCTTGCATCGGGGTTGCGATACTTTGCCCAAGAGCCTTTGTAGGTTCGTGCGATAAAGAAGTTTGGGTCACCGTCTTTGTTGAAAGATGGGATAATAATGCGGTCTTTGAACTCGCCCCAAGGACAGTAGCCTATTTTCCAAAACAGTATCTCGTCCATTGTGATGCCACGCTTTGCGAGATAATGTCGGGCTGGGAGGGAAGAGTGGGGTAGGTTGTTCTTGCCAAGGAAAATATAATCTTTTGGAAGTTCAATAACCTGTTCTACTTCTTCTCCTTCCTCGCCAAAAAGGTCGTCGAAGTTGGTTAGGTCTACATCGGGGGTGAGTTCCAACCAGCGTTGTTTGTCGGCAAATGTGGCAAAGCGGCGAACAAGACGGAAGATAGACTTTCCCGAATAGTTGCAGTGCCAACACTGGAACTTATCCTTGTCGATATTGACAGATAGTTTGTTGTTGTGGTGTTTACAGTTGGGGCAATGAAACAAACGCTCCCCACCGCTTTTGCGAAAGTCGCCTAATGTTCTGCGGAGGATAGAGACTTTTTCCATACTGACCAACCTGCTTTTGCGATAACCCAACTGTCTGCTTTGTCGTATGACTCTGGACGTGGGTTGCCCTTTGTCGTGTATTGTATATCAAAAGTGGGGTCGTTGTCAAGAACAAATTGTAGAACAACGGGTTTTGCTTTTGTGCCACGGGGAACTTTGATGCCTACTGCTCGCCTTGCTTCGCCTGCGGTTAGATACTGTGGCTGGACTCCAAAAAGGGTGTAGGCTATCCAGCTAACGACTCCGTTGAATCTTTGTAGCGCTGCCATGGTCTTGGCAGAAGAGCCACCGGAGTTGAAAAACATAAACGGTTGCTCAATAAAAACTTCGGTTATTTTAACCTCGCTTTTAATGGTTGTCAAGTATTCTTTTATTTTTTCTGCCTTGACAAAAAAGTCTTTATGTTTGCGGAGGTCTATTGCTGAACAAAGTACAACATCTCCGTTGGTGTCTATTACAGACACACCTGTGATGGACGTTGAAACGTCAAGTGCTAATATCATACTGTTATTATACTATAAGTCGATGTTGACTTTAAATGTGTAGCCATCTTCCTCGTCCTTTTTGACGGGTCTGGCTAGTTTGGCAATAGCGATAAGGTTTTTGTTGTCGTCGTAGATGCCAATCTTTGAGATGTAGGTGACGGGGGCAAAGGGCTCTTCACCATTTACATAATCTGACTTTACTGCGTTTATAACAGTAGAGCCTGTGGGCTGGGTGTAGCTCTTTCTCTCTACATTTACAAACTTTGTGCTGCCACTTGTAATAAATGTTGGGTTATTAGAAAAGTTATATTCGTTCTTGCCAGCTTCACAAAGCATTGTCATAACCGGAACTGTGTTTGTGCCTTCAAACTCCATAACCCATGAACCGGAGTCTGGTGGGTTTGCTTCGTCGTATGGACCAAAGAAAGTCCATTTTGGAGCGGTAACGCTGCCATCCCAGGTGTCATCAGCAGAGTCAGACAGTTCTGCGGAAGATGAGAGAAGAATAAATCCCTCATTGTAAAGAACTGTGCCAACTGTTGAGCCTGAAAGGGAGGCTGTGCCGAATGTTTGTATTAGTGCGCCGTTGCTACCTCTGTCCTCTGCTCTGGCAACAAGGGTGCCTGTGAAATAACAACTAAGTTTTACAGAACCTTTTTTTATACTCTCGCCATAAAAGATGGCTGGAATAGAAATGAGGTTTACTGCCTCATTATCATAGTTCTCATAAGCATAAGATGGGCTGAGGTATTTGTAATAGTTTAGTGTATTTTTGAGGGCTCTCTTGTAAGAGTCTGTCATTGGGTATTGACGACTAATAGAAGATGTGAGTGGGTATGAGCCTGAAATAGTTGCACCAGGGTTTAGTGCGTTGTAGGTTGCTTTCGTTGTAACTGTAAAACTATTTTTGGCAGCGTCTTTTGTTACAAAAGGATAGACCAACTCCCCAGATGCTCTATCGACGTTTATCTCATAAAGAGATAATGAGCCAGAAGAAATGTTCTGCCCTTCATTTATTCTATCGTTATAATATGCATTACCGCTGTGAAAATCCGCCCTCAAGCGAGGGTGGGTTTTCAAGAAATTAGTGAATACTTGATTCTCTGAAAATTTCTTCATTAGTAATCAAGTCTTACCCTCAACACGTACTCGGTTTCTGGTGTCTTGCGAAGTGGCTCGGAAAGCTTTGCAACAGCCAGTAGTTCGTTGTTGGCAGAGTAAAGACCAACGGTTGTGATGTATGACACTGGTGTGTCTGTTGGGTCATCCTTTACAACAATCTTTGATGAAGATAGGTAGGATGGGTTTGCTGAGTAGTTGAACTCGTTGTGTCCTGCGCGGCAGAAGTAAATGGATGAGTTTAGCTCAGTTGTGTTGTTGAAAGAAATATTATCAAGGCGGTGACGGAAGTTGTCTGCAAAATCGTCAGCAGATGCTGAGGCAATCATATTCTCTAGGTTAACCTCTCCAAAGGATGCGGAGTATTGTTCTGCTCCTGTACCCTCACCAATCACGGGGAAAGCAGCGTTAACGCCTGAGCCGGTGATTGGTAAAACAACCACACCTGCTTGGTAAAAGATCAGACCAGCAAAAGACAAACCGTTAGTACCAACATTAGCAAATTGCGTGTTGTATGGTGCAGCGGGTGGTCCAGAAAGTGCAACGCCAGTTTGCTCAGTAACATAAAGAACGCCATATTCACCAGCAGGAGAGTTAATGCGATAATCACTAGCGGCTCCTTGGTCGGCGTATGTTAGTGCCTCAACGGGATTTGCATAGTTGCCAGACATATAAACCTTTAAAGAAAAGGTGCCCTTTTGAATCTCATCTTTGTAAAGAAGTCGAGAAAAGTTAATAAAAAATACATTATCGTATTTATTTCCTTCTGTCAAGTCGCCATTTTCATCAAACTTGCGAAGATCGCCATTTTGATCAAAACCGGCAAGAACTTGCGCCATGGAGTTGTAGACGTTGACACGCTTTCTTTTATCTGCGGCACTTAGCTCGGTTGCGTCATCGACAGTGCTTGTGTGAAAACCAACTGTAAGATCGTAGATGTGGTTTGCAGAGGAGCTTAGATAAGGGTAATCAAAAACTGACTCAAACATTCCGTGGGTGTATTTTCTAACATTATCATCATTGGGGAATGTTCCGTAAGTTCCTGATGCCAACGTACCAGTTAGTGGAATCGCCTCGTGTAATAATGTTGTTACCGAGGTCTTATCGTTAGCGTTGAATTTTTTTCCAAATTGTGCCATTTTTTTATCCTACTAGAATGATTTGATTTTCACAAAGCGAAGCGGGATGCTCAAAGAGTATCCTGTTTTTGCACCAACAACTCTAACTTCTGTATCGATGTTGTATACAGTTGTGTAGCTTCCATCGTCGGTAGAGTCTGATGTGTTACCAAACTTCTCAAAGAGGAAGTCTGAGAAAGCCAAGTTGTCTGATGCGAACACGCTGAAACGGAGTGCGTTTCTGTTGTATGGACCATCAATTGCAGATGGGCTTGACGTGTCAGTTGTGGCTGGGTCTCTGATGGTTACAAAGTTTTCAGCGTTTACTGCGTTACCTTGACTAATAACGTATGTTGCAATGTTGTCGTCATCGATAAATGCTGGTTGTAGTGTGTCGCCATTTGGCTTCACCAGTGTGCCGAGTCTGTTATCTAGGTAAACAAAGTAATCTGTTTCTGTCAAGTCGTTTGCTAGGTTCTCTGTGAAAGAAACCTGTGTGGTGTTCAAGCCTTGGTGAATAGTGATAGAGTTCTTTGTTCTATCGCCTGTGCTTCTTGCCAAGAAGTTGCCTGGGAGTAGGTTCTTAGCTGGTGAGCGGCTTGAGAAGCCGTATATTGTACCAGTGTTTGTTCCAAAGTCGCCATCAGCGTTCACTAGGGCAACGTATGTGCCGATGCTGCTTGTAGCAAAGCCTGCTCCGTTGGCGTCAGATGTTTCTAGCTTTTCGATTGGCAAGTAAAGAAGGCTTGTGTTTGAGTATGTGACTAGCTTTGACTTCATTGAAGCAATGTTATCTGTAATGGCTTCAAGAATTGGTGTTTGTAGAATATCCAAGTCTTGGTAAGCGCTACCAGTTGAAATGTTGTATTGAGAATAATCAATCTCATCGTCGCCTAGTGCGAACTGTGAAATCTCAAAAGAACCATCACCTTGGGAAAGTCTCTTGCGACCAAGGTCGGTTAAGACGGCATCTAAGATAATGTCTCCTGAGTTGTTAAGAAAAGCCATGTGTCATACTCCTTTACTTCAATAAATAGATTGTTCGATACTATTTTACCTTTTATCAATTAACTTCATGGTTCGGCTGAATCTTCCGTAATAATCACAATGTCACCGCCTTCAAGTGGTATCTCATCATACTCAAAACCAGATGGTAGTTCTTTTTCTGAATTAATAACTTTTGTTTGCATTTCAAAGTGAACATTAATATCAAACTTTTTATTTGTTTTCTTCGACTTGATTCTCACCTTGTATGTTTTACCAAAGGGCGACTCTGTACCTAAACCGGCTGTTATCTGCCCATTTTCTACCGATGGGCTAGTGTGTTGTGGACCAGCGGCAATGTACACAGACTTAGCAAATGAGTCAGAAGGTGAAACCTCTTTTGGTAATAGTTGGTCTTCAAAACTAAAAAGTTTTATTATTGGGTTGATGTAGCCATCGTCGTTTATAATACGGAAGCGGAAAACCGCTGATGGGTTTGAGACATTGCCGTTGAAGTCCTTGACCCTTCCTGTTATCCAGTAGTCCTTGTTGGGCTCAATATTCAATGTGTATGAAGAGCCAACAGGTTGGTTGTTGTCTTTTGCTTTCGCTATCTCAACAGGGTCAGAGGTGTTCAAAATACTTATTTTTGTTGCTGTCGCAAAGTCTTCATACTTCTTTGGCTGCTCATCTGTGACAAACAACTCAAAAAACTCTGCGTCCTCTGACTCACTTTTGTAGTAAAGTTCATCTTTGTAGAAAGAATAGAACTGTCTAGCGTATTGCTCGGCTTTATTGTTTGCCTCGTTGTCCTCTAACAAGATGTTTTGCCTCTTTGCACGGTACTGGTCGTTGAAACCGGCGAATAATACTGTCATTAGGTTGTCTGTTTGACGGTAAGCAAAGAGTTGTAGGTTTGGTGCAGCGGGTGCTGAGTCGTAAACCAAGATGCCATCTTGTGAGAAAAATGGGACTTCAATAAAGTTGACTGAGGGTCTTGCCTCGACCCTAAAAGCAAGGTCGGGTAGATCGTTTGTGCCCTCTGCCGCTGGCTCAAGAATAATGTTTTGTCCAACGAGGTCAATGGCGTCTTTTACACCTTCAAGTGCGCTCTCTGGAACCTTGTATAAATAATCTACTGCAACTGTAGCTCTGAGGGCGAACACTTCATATGTTGCATCTGCGCCCTCATTGAAGCGCAAGTTTGTATCAAAAACTTGAATGTTTTGCAAGGATGGGAAGTTTGGAACTATCCAGTGGCTTACTTTGCCTGTGTACTTGTCTGTCTTTGTTACTCGGTAGCAAACTGGCTCGCTGTAATTGGCGTTCAACCAGAAGTCTTCCTTGTCGCCAAGAGTATCAACAATAAGTTCTGTGACCTTTTTCTCAAATAAAAGTGAACTTAGTTTTTTCTGAATGTTGGAGCATTTCTCTTGGTTTGTGCCCTTTGAAAGTTCAAAGTTGAGAAAGTCAGCGTCTTTGGCTAGCTCTTTTGCTCTAATAACTTTTGTATTGAAAGTTTCTACTTGCTCTCCGGTTTCTTGGCTGAAAACAGAGAACTCTTCGCTGCTGTCGAGCCAAGAAGCACCTTCATACTTGTCGGGGTTTTCAACTAGGTCTGTGTAGAGACCAAGGAACTGTTGAAAGAACGGGGCTATCTGTGGAGAGTTCAAAAAGTTTACGAAAGAAAAACCGCTCATTGAGTTCTTCTCGGTTGTAAACTCTGTTCTTGAATAGAATGGAACAAAGTCTCTCAAATCTTCTATTTGTTTTTCTATACTGACATATGGGGCTTGTTCTTTATATGTTGCAACGCTTCTAAGACGGTCTTCTGTAATATCGAGACAACCTTGTAAAAATGTGTTGTAAGAATCTAAGTCATAGAACACGACGTGGTTTAGACCTTTACTTTCATACAAACTGTAATTTGCATCTTTTCCTATTTCGTTCAAAGTCTTGCCATCGGGTTGAAAAAATGATGACTCAACAATTCGGTACATGGATGGAACAAAATCACTGTTTTGCGAAGTGTTTCCCTGAAACCTTTGGTATGGGTCGTCTTTAATGTATTTTTTGTAGTAAGAGCGAATCTTGTAGAAAAAGTGCGGAATGTTCTCTGCTTGTTTTGACTCTGCTATCTCTTCCTCGGTTGCGTCAGCAGGGAGAAAGAAAGACTCGTCAACAATTCTTCCGGCTGGAAACGAAACATCAAAGAACAAGTCTTTGTCAAAGATTGGTTCGGCAACAAGTTTAGTAGCCGCTTCTGCAATTTTTACAAAAATCAAAAATGCGGCTGCTGGCTTTGAGAAACCTTTTGCTTCTAGTTCTTTCTTGAATTGTTGAACCGCTTTATCACCGGCAAAGTTTTCCACTCTAAACTCATAAAGTTTTTTTGTCTCGTCGATCAAATTAAGTTTTTCAAATTTTATCTCAGACTCGCCGCCAAAAAGAAGTTTGTTCAAAAGAGCGAGGTCAACATCTGGCTTTATTTTTGTGCCAAGGTTGAATTGTTTCCTGATGCTATCAATAATGCCATTGCCAACAAGGTCGGTTGGAATGTAAATCAAATTTTCTTTATATTTCTTATTCATTCTCTTGCTCCGATGCTTACGGCGCGAGTCGAGCGTGCTTTACTTGGATTTACTGCTGAACGGGATGGCAAACTAATTCCCTGGAAACCTATCAACGTTTGCGCCTGTTCCGCAGTTAATAGCTCTGGTGCTTCGCTCAAGAACGCAAATGGCGAAGGCACTGGTAGTGCGTTCACGGAGTTGCTGATAATAAAGTGTTCGTTTGTAATGTTGTACTCTGACAAAATAGGAATGCCTGCTTTTAGCACCACTCTTGCAACCACATTTGATTCTGCGGGCAGTTGTGTAAAGAACTGTTTTGTTAGCGGTGTGTAAACTGGCTCAAACTTTGAGTTGAGACCGGAGACATACTCTAACTGATAACTATTCATCAGTCTTGTAATAAATGATGCTGGGCGAAGTTTATACTCTGGCTCTCCAAGTAGTTGAGCAACCTTACCGTGCTTTTGGTCAATCTTGCTAATAACTTTTAGAAATACTGCTGTCTGGACAAAAGCGTTGGGGTAAGTTGCTTGGTCTAGATACAATGACTTTGTTGCCTGTTGACCAAGTTGTTCTACCGCTGCTTGTAGGATGGCTTTTAGAGTTTGCTCAATAACACTTACCTTTTTTGTTATTTTCTTGCCAGCAAGTGGTTGGCGAGAGTTGTCAAGGTCTGATGGGATAAAGTTGTCTTGTGGTGGAAGCGCTGTCAAGGTTTTTTGTCCCGGCACTTCTATTGTAACACCATCTGCTTCTAAAAGTTTACCCACTAAGTCAGACCGAGTTGTGTAAAAATTGTATGGAGCTTTGACTTCTAACTCTGCTGCTAACAATGTGTCTGTGTAAAGTTTTTCAAAGTCCTCGACATCTGTCACGAGGTTTATCATTGTGTCGTCGATTTTTACTGAAACTGGTGCAAATGATAGAACTTCGTCGTCGGCGTAAGCGTTGCTCTCTTCTGTGACTCCGTAAGAGTCGAGAGTTTGACCTTCCAAGTCTACTCTTGATGAAAGTGTCTGTGGGTTGACAAAGAAACCACTCTCAGTCGGCTCAGTTTGGTTTATAAAGTCATAAAAGACTCTTGCCTCTCGGTAGGTGTACCCTTTTTCAAAAACAAAGTTGAAGGTCTTGTAGGGCTCAAAATCTTTTTTCTTAGACTTGTTGCTTGATGTGGCAGATTGGTTTGGAATATTTATTCCTTCTGTCTCGGCTATCTTCAAGAGGGTTGTTTGTGCTTGGTTGTATAACTCTTGTAATTCTTGGAACTGGTCAAAAGAAACTAACTTTCTGTCTTCGATAGTTATTTGTTTATTTGGCAACAAAAAGTTATAAACTTTGAATAATGAAGTTCTAAGCTTCCCATATAGTTGATTGTCGTTAGTGTAAAACTCACTATTGATGTAGTCGTCGGTAAAATATCCTGTTATGGGATTAAAAATTATCAAAGACTTTTTACCCGTTTCAAACGAAGAAACTATACCGTCCAAGGCATATTTTAGTAACCCTATTAGCGGCAGAACATAGTCAAATAAAGATTGTAGCGGACTTTTCGCCGTGACAGTTACTCTATAATGAAACTCTCTCGGGTCATAAACATCTGTGAACTTGTAGCCAACAGTCATGCCACCGTTAAAAGAAAGTCCAGTTAAGGTTGCGGGGTCTGCGAGTTCTTCTATTGTTCCATCGTCAAACACCTTACTCATTTTTACACCCTGCAAAACATCTTTGTAAAGTTCTGGATTGTCTAAAAATGCTTGGTAGGATATTAGATTCTTTGATAAGTTTTTTTGACTTAGGAAAAATACCCCGTTTACCTCTTGACCGTACCCAATAGAAACCACTGGGTCTGAGATTACTTTTTCATTACCAGTATTCTGGGTAAAGGAGTAATATCCGTTATCTCCAAATGCTTTTCTAACTAATTCGTTTATACCACCCAAGGTAAACTTATCAAGTGCGAACTGTGGTTTTTGTTCTGCAAGACTTACATCAACTATTTTATCAACACCAATATTCTGTGGTTGGAAGTTTTCAACGAGAGGAAGGGAAACATATTGCCTTACGGTGAAAATAAGTTTTTCATTCTCTCGGAACTCAACGTTTGGCACTAAAACTGCGTAAAGGTTTTTCAGTTGTGTGTCACCAAAAATAACTTGTAATTTCTGACTGTTTATTATTTTTGGAGCGGGTGGGTTACCGCTAATCTCTATTTGTTCGCTCGATACCTGTAAAGGCTTTGCAAAAGTAAATATTTGATCTTCTGTTGGATCTAACCCAACATAGTTGTTATCATTTAGTGCTGCTAGTATTCTATCAGCAAGTGTCACTATTTGTTTTACCTGTGATGGAGTAGGAGATGTTTGTTCTGTCGTTGTTTCAGTCTCTATTACGCCTGGGGCGGGTTCTTCTTCTACTGTTTGGTTAACAGCGGCGGTTGGTGTCGATGCCATTTTGAAGATGCATTTGTTTAGTTGCTGAACTGCCTGCTTCGCTGGTTCTGGTGCGTCAGCAGGAGTAGCGTCAATAAACTTTTTTACTTCTTGTGTTGTTGGCGTCTGAGTTCCGTTGTAAAGATAAAAGCCAACCTGCTCTGCAACTGCCACCAACTCTTTTATAAGCTCGTAGCGGTCTGGGTCATTTGTTACTAAAACTTTTACATTGTAAAGGTCTGGCTGACCGCTTGTTGCATCGAGAATATCACGGAGAGAAAAACTGTCTAAAAAGTTTTCTACTTCAATAAGGTTTGTGTGACTAATGGTTAGTTCAAACTCTTCATCAGCGGCAGTGGAAAAGCTGCCAGCAGCGACGGGTGCATCAGTTGCTGCGCCCTCTGTCAACTGTCTAACTGAAATACCATCAATACTTATTTCTGGAAGAATATCGTTGCAACTCATTTGTCTTCACATACCACCTTTGATTTTGCGTTTGGTGCTCTTGTAGTAAGTAGTTCTGCTGAGAATAGTGACTCGGCGCTTTGGTCAAGAAACACTTCAAGGTTTTCGGTTAGTAGGTTGTCTACGTCTTCTCTAATAATTTCTACTTTTAGTTGCCTCTCGGTTATTTCTTGCGGGGTTTTGGGACTTGTGTCCTCCAAGATAAACAACTTTGGCTGAGATAGTGAAGTGGTAGAGCCTGTCATTTCATAAACTTCAATCTCAAAGTCCTCAGTAAAGTTGGTGAACTGTGTGTTCTCTTCTTTAAGTATAAAAAAGAGAGGATCTTCCGCTACATAAACCGTGTCTTCTGATGTGCTGTAAAAGTATCTGTAAGAGCAGGTTATGTTTAGTTGAGGAATGGTCATCGCAGCGTTGTCTACAACCTGTGCAGAACTGGTGAATAGACCATTGATGTTGTTTGATAGAATCTCTAAGTCGAAGTATGGGGCTTGTTGAACTTGTGAGTTGTATGAGCCGAGAGGGGTCAAGTAAGGAGACTCGTTTAGGTAAATATCTTTTTTGATATTTTGAAAGTTTTGTTTACTCGACTTGAAGTTGGCTTGACCCTTTTCAACTGCTTCCTTAAACCTTGCATTTGTTTTTGGGTATTGCGTCTCGTCAAGAATACGGTCTTGGATAAGATTTTGTGTTTCTTCTCCATCGGCATAACCAATATCGTAAAGAACATCATCATCGTAAAAAGCGTAGTATTTTGGCTTGAAACGACCAAGTGATAAAAGCCTGCGACCCTCGGAGGTTAGTTGAACGTCAAAGACTTCTTCTTTTTTGTTAGAAAATGTCATTATTCGTTACCTCCACCTATTAGGTTTGTTAAGGCTTGCAGGGTAGCATTGTTAGATAGTGTTCCAGCATCTACTGCTGCGCCCAATGCTCCTGCTTGTGCGGTGTCCTCTTCAACTGTTTGGTTAACGAATGCTGGTGGCTCATCTGGTGTTGTTGGAGCAATAGTTGCTATCTTTTCTGATAGTTCTATCTGTGAGTCCACCTTAGCCAACTCAATGAGTGAGCAGAAGTCGTAAGGGTAGTTGTAAGAGTAAGCCAAACGCTTTTTGCCAAAGTCATCGAAGAATGGTAGTTCAGTCTGTACGCCAAAGGGTTTGAAGTCAAACTGCAAGTTGTCATCTTCAACAGCCTTTGTGATGCGTGAGTATTGGAACTCACCACGCTTTTTCACCTTGAACACGAAGAACTTCAAGTCGTCAAAGTCAAGTTCGTTGAGTGCTTTTACGTCGTCCTCAAACACAGGCTCTTTACCAGAGGCGAGAAGCGACTGAATGTTAGCATTAATGATGTCAACTGGTGTTCCATCTTCTGCTGTAAGAGAATCAAAACCTGTGCCAAGGTCAATAACAGCCTCTTGCTCAACCGCTGTTAGACCAGCGTCTGGTAACACACCTTGCCAAATGTTGGCGAGGTCTTGTTGAGATAGTGTGCGAGAGAACTCAAACACGTACATAACTGGCTTTCTAACATTTGACTGAATGTTGGCTTCTGTTAAGTCTGGTGGCGAGAATGTAACCCAATCCAAGAAAGGTGGAAAAACATATTCTTTCATTAGTCTTGCTTGACGAACCAGTTGGTCATCAGCGGAAGAAACAGACTTTCTATTTGCCTTCTTCAAAGTTTTTCTAACTGCATCGTTAGTTAATTCAAAGAAGCGAATAGGTTGGTCTTTTGTGTTGTCAACATAGTATGGAAGAACAACCAAGCCTTCTTTTAGGTCTCGCGATGTTGCAAGGCGACCAATGGCTTTCTTTTCTTTGGCGATTCCGAGAGCATCTGCGAGTGAGGCTGAAGAAAAGCCTCGACTAGAAACTTTTGTAAAACCATCGCTAATTTCAGCAAAGACGCCCACGCTACTGTAATCTGGAATTGTTCCATTTTGGTGCCACATACCCCTTGGGGCAGTTGTTTCACCAAACTGAGGACGGTTGATATCAACTTCTTTAAAGTTTAATATTGGGCATTCATATTTACTGTGGATAACGAGTTTCTTTCTTGGAGTATCAAATGATTCAAAGTCAACAACATCTCCATCCTCATTGAACTTGATTTTCTTTTCCTCTACAACGGCATCTACAATAAAACTTGAACTAATTTGCATGTCATCATCAAGCTGATTCAATGTAACAGAGGAAAGCGACTCAGCCACAAATTCTGGATCTCTTAATAAAACGCTGTATGGATTCTCAGAGGCTCTAAGATAAGAAATTTGCATCTTTGACACAACTTCTTCTAAAGTGTGTTGCTCCTGAGTAGGTGTAAAAGTGTAACGGGCGCGGGCAAAGCCATTGTAATATGGTGGAGTAAAAGAGGAAAACTTTCTAGCCTCAACGTGACCCTCAGAGGCTGTTGCAAACGCATTTGAAGCGAAGCCAAAAGCATCTGCCCTGTCATACATAATACAATTTTTTGTTGGTTCCAGTATGGATGTGGTATCAAGAAACACATCTTTAAATGGAGTAGAGCCTGTTATTTTTGGCAGTTGTTTTTTGATCTTAGTTGTAAATTCTTCAATAGAAGATATATCGGCGTTTGTTAATGTAAAATCCATTTGATAAGTTTTCGTTGTATCAAATGCAAATGTGTCCTTTGCTTCTCCTTCAAACGAAACAAGACCTCGCTTCAAAAAGAAATTGACAGTCTCTGCAAAATAGTTGTTTGCAAAAAGTGTGTAGTTTATTTTTGGTTTTGAGCCCACTGTGGTAAATGACCCCGTGGACGCTGCAAGGTGGTTGGCATCAAATTGTATATATTTTTCCTTGTAATTGCTGTAAGGGTCAAGCATTGCTTCAAATGGAACTCTTCTAACCAAGCCGCCGCCGCGAGTATTATTGTCAACGTTTGATGGTGTATCAAAGAAGCGATAATCTAGACCTAAGTATTTGTTTATAAATGGATAAGATGCAGAATATGGAGTAGGATACTGCAAACCAGCCTCAAACCACCAGAAAGAAGCTGTTGATATCCACTCATTTGTTATAGCATCCCCATAATATGTACTAGAGCCGGTATGAGCAGATGTAAATATTCTTACAACCTCGGCAGATGTGCCACCAAGAAGAGTACCAGTATATTCATACATTGGGTAATCAACGGCTAAACCAGACTTAATAGTGTTAAACAAAATACCGGGAGTCACATAGGGCTCAAAGAAAAATTGTTTTGGATTTTTAAAGCCCAATCCATCGTCGTCAAAATTCTCAAGAGAATCCACATAACTTTGGCTTAGTTCTTGTGCAAGTTGAACTGTGCGCTGTTGTGGGTAAAAGCCCTCGTATGGTAGAAGCTTCAATAGAGCTTTTGCTTTTAGTCCGAACTTCTTTACGCCAAGGCTTGTCTCAGTTTTTAGACCTGCAACGACTTCTGATAGTTCTGCCGAGGAATAGCGGTTTACCGAGAAATCTGAAGTTCCAGTTAAAGATAAGAAGCCTGACAGTTGTGCTGCAAAGTCAAATCCATTTGATAGATAAGTATCGATGTGGTCTGTAATCTTAAATTCCGCAACAATAGAGTGGTCTTTACCTCTTCTTCTCAACTCTTCAGCATAGTTGTCGTAAGAGTTGTAGAATGGGTTTCTACCAGATTGTGAGCCCACTTCCCACAAAGCTTCGCCAGTGTTAAGAATGCCACCTGTAACTGATGTATTTATCACAGAGGGTAGTGGTGAACCGGCGGATTCTGTAATAAATTCAATCGTTCTTCTTGAGTACAGAGGACCATATTTCAGCAAAGAACCGGCGCTGGCGTCGGGAAAAAGGTGAAAAGTGGTATATGAATTTTGTAAAATACCTGAACCGGATGGGTTGTTTGGACCATATTTGAAACCAGTGCTTGGATCTTTAGAATCTCCCTCTGGTTTTGTTATTAGGAAGTCATCTCTGGCATCCATTGACCAGCGAGACTGATATGGTGTGCCAGATTTACCAGCAAATGAACTAAAGGAAAAACCAAATACATTTGTGGATAGCACTTGTTGTCTGTCTGTTCGACTATTTCTCCACCATTTGTTATCAAAAACATCTCTTGCTCTTGTTAGCTGCAAGAACTGGTTATCTTTCAGTGGGTAAATACTTGTACGGAGAGCAATGGTGTCAACAAAAATTTGTGGTTCTGTGTTCTCGGCTGCAAGAACCCTGTCTAAGAAGGTTGTCTTGTTATCAAGACCATTCTCAAAGTTGGCTTGATTTTCTTGAAGTGCTGGCTGGGTAAAGCCCATTTTCTCATTTTCATAAGAAGTTTTCAAGTCAAAGTCTGCTGCCAGGAGCTTGATGTAAAGTGGGTCAGTTGTACTTACAGGCGTCTGCGTGACATTGTTTAGATGATTTATCAATAAAGTTTCACCGCGAATAACTAACTTGCTTGACGTTAAGAAAGAAATAATATTTGAGTTTCTATGTGCTCGGACGATTGGGTGAGAATCCTTGCGATAGGCTCTCCAAGATGCGTAACCATATGGTCCGTTTCTTCTTGAGTTTAACGTGCTGATAAGTTGTTGAGCGCCTATGAGTGGATCTGAGCCCACGGTTCTAGCATATCCGTCCAAGTCATATGCACCTATACCAAGTGATAATGGATAACCAAGGGTATTTTGTGAAGCTGAAACTGGATCTAATAACCAAAAGTTCAGCGGTACAAATGGGTCTCCCAAGAAAGTCGAATCGGATTCTAAAGGAGCGGAGAATTCGTCATAACCGTATATCAACGTTTCCTGTCCGACTGAAATGTCTGCGCCCTGATTACTGGCAGATAGAAATGTTATCTGTTCATTTGGAGAATATACGCTTTGAGTTTGATATCTTCTTATGTCCGCGCTTTGGTATGACTCTGTAATCCAAGCATAAGCCAAGTCAGTGGCGGGAATCTGAGTTTGAACATAGTAGTTGTCAAATACTTTTTTGTCTACAATGTTTGCGCCTGAATATTGTTTTCGTGTGTAACCATTGCGAGCAGTTTTGTGGAAAGATGCTGTAGTTGTTGAACCAGATTGGTATCCACCAAATGCAGATGGAATAATCAATAGTTCTTCAAGGGCGTCTCTTACGACCGTGTTACGATAGTTTATGTTGTTGTAGACGGACAGTTCTCTAGCGGCTGTGTCTAAGCCTCCACCCATTGTTTCGGGACCGCCAGGAGCATTGAATAAACTCCTAAACACAGTTTTATATTTGTTTCTCTCGGGCAAAGCGTAGTCGAATGTACTTGTTACAAAGCGTGACTGTGCAACACCAGGGTTACCTTCGATGGCAAGATATTTGCCATTAAATGCGCCTTTTTGACCAACGGCTTGAACAACTTCATAGTCTTCACGGAAGTTTCCAACTGTTGATGAAGCAAAGTTTTTTGGTGCTACACTGCCTTCTCTGCGGCTGTCGTCGGAACTAGTAACAGTTTGTACATTGACAATAGAAACGGGCGTTATATTGCCACTCAGGGGCTGCTCGGCACCTATTTGGTATACACTCACATAATTAGGAGTCTTTGCAGATGAGGATGCAAAGTTAAAGGAACCTTGGGCGAGGTCACGTCGGTCATCTAGAAGATTGAGCCTAGTTGCAATATTTTGTGTGCTAAAAATAGAACCAATAGAAGCTGATGGGTCGGGAGTTTTGAACTCCAAGGTTGGGTACTTCAATGGGTACTTGTTTCTTTCCAGAACGTGACTCTCAACAAGGTTTGGAGAATCTGACGCAATGTTTGTTGTTGCTGGAATAAGGTTGTCGATAATAGTGTCAACAACTGTGTCTAGCCATTTGAAGTATTTTGTAAACTTTTCTAGTTTTGGGTTGTTCTCGACCGATTCAAAGTAAAGTCTGCGAAGGTGGTCGAGGTCTTTGTAGTCAACTCTGTAACGGTTGACAGGGTTACCAATGAGGTAGTTAAAGTCTGTGATACCAGCAAATGCTTTTAGCATATCACCGGACACAGCGTCGTACATGCTCTTGCCAATGATAACAGAGTCTCTTGCTGCTGCTTCGTTTGGTTGGAATATTATTGTGGACTCGCCATCAGAGTTCACAACATTTATTGCGGTTGACTCTTCTGGGTTTGTTAGTCTAACTTTTGAGATAAACTCGTTCTCAAATACTTTTATATCGGTTGGGAACTCGTAGCCAAAGCCTGTGTAAGTTTTTGCTACTGCTGGACCGTAGTTGCCGAATGCATCAGCGTAGTCAATAGAAGCAGAGGTTGTGTCTACTACCGAGAACTGACCTGCGGCATCTGGTGATGATACAAGTTCAAAGTCCCATTCAAAAAGCTTTGTTAGATATTGTGGAACAAATGTTGTATCATCGCCATTTTTTCTGTTTGCGTTCTCAAAAGGACGAATACGACCTTCGCTGTTCTTGTATTTGGCATGGAGGTAAACTTCGTCTTCTTCAAGTGAGTCGCCGTAGAACTTGCAGTTGCCAATACGAGCATAGCTTCTGTGGAGAATAGAGCCAGTAAAGTTTGTTCTCTCTGCGCCAACGAAAACACGCTTGCTTTCAGTAGACATGCTATCACCATCAGCAGCAGAAATAGAGGCTGTGATGTTAAAGGAGTTAACTGTAAAGCCAGACTCTACTTGGTATCCTATTAATCTTGCAACATAATCTTGGTTTGTTGTTGATGCAACATTTCTTGGGTCGCCATCTGGCTCAACTACAATAGCCAAGTTCCAGTTGGTGGAATCAAAAATATCGTATGTGTCAGACTCTACCGCTGTGAAGTGCCCGTTAGATGATGAAAGAACGAACTTACCCTGTCTAACAGTTTTACCACCGTGAACTGCGTATGCAGCCATACCACAAACATCTGAACCTGCAAATGTTGTGTCTGTTGGGGATGAGGCATCAGCAGCGTGGACGCCAAATAGAGAGCCACTTGTGTCATAACCAATGTAAAAATCACTAGCATTAGTTTGTTGTGTTGGGAAGTAAATGTTACTTTCAATGGAAAATGCTTTGAAACCGCCTGTTACATAACTTTGGTTATTTGCGTCAGAGCCAGTAAAGTTGAAGATGCTTGCCTCGTTTGGCAAGGTTGTTTTGGCTACAAGGTTTTTCAAGCCATAGAAGTCAACTGTTTTATCTTTGAACTGGTCTATTTCATCTCTGTTCTCTATTGTTGTTGTGGTATTGTTAGCAAAGTTGCGGAGCCTAATAAGGTTTCCGTCAATACCATAACAATGGAGAAGGTTTCTAATGGACTTTTGTGTGCCCTTTGTTTTGTAGATGTGCAGCAAGTTGTTGTAAATGTTGCGGTAGACATGGTTTTTCAAGTCTGAAATAGAGCCGCTTACTAGGTTTGCTACTGTTGTTTTTTCTTGTATGTCTGCTAAAACATCGGAGCCCAAGAAACCAGAAGCGTCAAAACCACTTCCCTCTAAGAGTTTTTCATAGTATGGGAATATTTTTAGGTCTTGGGCTTGGTAATCTTTTCTTTTTACTTTCTCGAAAGAACTTATCTGTGCGTACATTTCATCGAACTTTGCGCCGATGATGTGTGAGAGGTATTCAAGGTCGTTTGTATCTTGGTCACGAATCCACTCTGGCATTAGCTGGTAGAAACTGTGGTAGTTGTTTCTATCGAATACTCGACCCTCTTGCACCTTGTCAGCTTCCAGTGAAGCAACATCTGGGTGGTTTGAGTAGATAATGGGGTCTGGAACTTCGTAAAAAGATGTGCTGTATTCCTCAATAGCTGAACCTGTTGAACGGGCTGTGCTGAGGTAGTTTAGAATACTTGCGCTTGCCACTCGACCAGAGTAGTCAAGAACTGTTTGGTCAATAGACGCAGTTGCGGTGATACCCTCATTAAACTTTAAGTAAAGACTGAGTGGGTGTGTTTCTGTGTTGGCTGTGTTTGAGCCACCGTAAACATGTGTGTTGTAGTTCAAGCCGATTTGTTTTGTTGTTCTTTTTGTCTTCCAGTAGCGGAACTCGTCAATGCCGCCCTTATAGTAATACGTTTGAGCAAAGCCAACATTACCGGAAACAGCATTAACCGTCGTAGTTACTGTGTTTGAGTCGGTTAGCTGCTCAGTGTAGACACCATCAACGTACAGAGTTGATACAAGGTTGTCGCTACTGTTCAGATCAAATGTCAAGGCATAGTGGTGCCACTCTGCATCATATCCGGTAAGAGTGCTGAACGTTGAAAAAGCCTCTGTGCCCCCTGCTGATGAAGACTTTGCTGCAATAAGCTGCACACCAGTTCCACCGGGATTGTTGAGGTAAATAACAAAATAGTTGCCAGAACTATCAACTGTTTCAAAGATACCGCCTGAAAAAGCTGAACCGTTTGGCTTCGCCCAAAACTCTACTGTTACACCGGCTTCTGCATCAAAGGAAAGGTTATTCGTCTGTAACGATGAAGAGTTGTAAACATTGTTTACGTTTGGTCCTGCTTTAATTTCAACTCTCTGAGTTGAACTCGCGCCTTCGTTTAGTGTGATAAAGCCCGTTGTTTTTGGGTAAAGGTCGTTCCAAATGTAGTAGTCAAATGTTGTTGACTCATTTAGAAACTTGTAAACCTCAGACTGTGAGCCGTCGTAAGGGTAGTCGTTGTAGATTCTTTGAATACCTGTTTCATAGTGATACTCGGCTAAACCATAGCGAACATAGTTGCCAAGGCTCGCTGAGATATCGACAAACGCAAATACTTTTTTATCAAAGTCGCTTTTTTGTTTTAGATCGGCAAGAGTTTTAAAGTCGTCTGAACCGCTAACGTTGATATTAGCCTTTGTTGACTTTAATGCTGTTTGTGATGTTGGTTTGAAAAACTTTTTTAGACTCATTTACTCAACCCTAAATTTGAATGTATCGGCTGGCTCAATATACTTTCCTTGTAAATAGAGTTTAAAGGAGATTTCATACTGGTAACCTGACTCAAAATCTGCAAATTCTAAGTCGGTGTAAGAGCCTGATACATCATAGGACATAAGAGTTTGTTCGTCTGAACCTGTGCCATAGGCAATAATCGTTTGATTATCAACCACTCTTTTTACTTGGTAATAAACTTTTTCTACTATCTCTGATTCTATGGCAGTTGTAGCTGTGGTGTAGATAGTTGGAGACCAATCACGTTGACGAATGTAGAGTCTTAGTCTTGCTTTGTCGCCAGTTGTGTATGTTGAGCGCAAGTTGGTCAGGTTGACAACATATTGTGCATCTGGGTTGTATGTCTCGGAAGCAAAGTCTTTTACGGTTATTGCCGTGCCGGTGTGGTATTCTGTTGAGCCAGAGAACCAAACATCATAAACCTCAGAGGCTGTTGTGTCAAGTTCTGCTGACGCAGTGTAAATACCAGTATCAACATAGCCACCTGTAATGGCTGTTGTGTTGATAGCGGAACCACCAAGTGTCTCGTAGAAATTTACATAGATAGCACCTGTGCCAACGCCAGGAATGTTTCTCAACTGCCCTCTAATGTTATTGTAGAGGTAGATGGTGTTTGTGTTCTCGGCAGAAGTTGCCAAAGATGAGCTTGCGTAGAAATTACCACGGTCGTCGCCCTCTGATGAGTTCCAACGTGCTTCTACTGCTGGTCTTTTGAAAAAATATTCGCTCCCTCTCGCAAAGAATTTCTTCGTGTAGTAGGAAGAAGAAGCAATGAGGTTTCCTGTGCCGCTTTCGTATGAAGAAGAAAGTTTGACCAAGAAGCCATAGTTTTGTTTTGTTCCTGCGAGCCATTGTTCAACAGTGTCGGTCACATCAATTTCAAGGTCTTCGATACCTGTTGTAAATGTTTGTGTTTGTTCTGGGGAAGTATGAAGGTCTCCACCAGCCGAAGTCCAGCTTGTGTATGTTGAGCCATCGTAGGATGCTGTGAGCCAGTTTGATACACCTGTGTCGAGGTAGTCATCCATGTCTAGACCGATGCCTTCGTCCCAAGAACGGGAAACAGCATTTACAGTCATAACAAAGTTTGTTGCGTTTGTGCCTTCGTGTGGGGCGTTGAAAAGTCTTAGGTAAAAGCTAACCGAACCAGAGGCTGGAATGTCTCCTGCTGTTCTTTTTGCAGCAATATCAGTTGTATCGAACTCGACTAGAACGCGGGAGTTCTCTAATGAAGCTGTGGAAAATGAGCCAAACAGCGAATAAACTTCTAAAACATCTGCTGCGCCCATGTTGGCGTCTGTGGCTCTTGAAGTTCTAATAGCTCCGTAGCCATTTGTTATTGTGTTATCTTTTGTAGCGAAGAACTTTTTGATTGCCATTAGACTGCCTCTGCGGTAATGCTTGTACTAAATAGTTTTATCTCAAACACATAGTCTTCTGGGATGGTGATGAATCTGCCATCTGATGTTGTATTTCTGATAAAGTCATATTCAACGTCGGAAAACGAACCGCCAGTTAGTGAGTAGAACTCCATTTTTAGAATATCGGTGACTTGCTCTGTGTCGTTCAATATTCTTATGAGTTCGGAAACATTTATTGACTCACCGAAGTTATATTTTCTTCTGTTGAAGTAATCCTCAGTGACTTCAATGGCTGTTGAGATGGCTTCAACATTGTTGTATGCTCTGTTGGATACAAATGAGAACCTTACACCGAAGTTGACTATTCTGCCATCTAGAATATCAACGGAGTCGGAAATGGTTTTGTACTGTGATAACCAAACTTTCAAGTTGTCTTTCACAGCTTGACTTGTAGTTGTGAGAGCCCCTGTGTCGTCCTCGGAGAGAACATAAAGGTTAATAGACCTTCTTGGAGAAAAGTCGTCTCTTAGGGCAATTGCTCTCTTGATAGCCCCAAACTGTGCTGGCATTCTGTATGAGAAGTTCACATAGTCTGTTGGCGTAACAACTCTGCCTTGCGAGGACATGAGACCCATCACTGCTTCTCTAATCTCTTCGTCAGTTAGTGATAGACGGCTTCCTGCTATTTGCTCTTGGTTTTCAACCTCTATAGAAGTCCTTACCTCTGCTTTAAGTGTTTCATCGGTAGCCGCTGTTGAAAAAACATAAATTGCATCGTCAACATTTGTTAGGGAGTATTGTGGTGCTGAAATAAGGTCTGCTGTGTTTACACGGTATGTAATAGTAAGCTGTGTGTTTGATGGTCCAATACCAAACTTATCAGTAGCCTTTAAAACAGTTGGGTCAAGAATTGTTGAAGAAACATAGTCCTTGCCTTGTTTCTGTAAAACAACGTTTGAAGGGTCATTGATGCTGTCGAGAGTTGAGTCGGAATCTTCTTTTCCGTTTCCAAATATTAAACTAAAATTTTCATCCTCAAACTTTGTGACAAACCTTCTTGAAGCTACAACAGGTTTCATAACATTTATTGTATTTGATGCTGTCGAGCCCTGGTTAGGAAAGGATTTATACACAATGTTTTGTGTAAGCGCATCAACTTGGTAGTATTCATTGCCTTCTATATCAAATACTGAAATAACCTCAATAACATTGTCTTCTTCTATTTCTGTTGAGTAAAACTTTGTGTTGTCAGACTGATCTTCAACGTCTACATCAATAGTGCGAATCACGCCAGAGGCAACCTGTGCATCAACCTTGGCGGCATATTTTGTGGGAATGCCCGTTGTGTTATTTACCTCAGAAACAACAAACTCTACGTCTGCTTCGGTAAAGTCAATATCTTCAACAAGGCTAAACACTGCGCCCTCACCAGAACTAAAAGTTGTTCCTCTTTTTAGAACTGGGAGGTAATCTCTGTTTGGACCGGAGTTGTCAGCGGCTGATGGAATGTTCAAATATATGGTTACGACACCAGTTACATTTGGAGAAAGTGGGTCACTGTATCCCATTTGCCTTGCAAGGGCAATAATATTGTCACGGTTGATAGCAGTTGAGAGGTTGTTCTCGTTCGATTGATAATCAAGCTGAAATGACATAACGTCGCCAAGATAAGCAACGGCATCTAAAATAAATGAGCCAAATGAAGCGTCTGTGAAATCGCTGTATTGATTAGGGTAAAACCTTTTTGCATAGGTTACCAGTTCGTCTTTGATGGCGTCAAAGTCTCTCGCCAAATAGTTTATTTGTGGTTTGTTTGGATTTGCCATTATATACCTACCTCAATCAAGTCTTGTTCTTCTGTGTTTGTTGGTAAAATGACGTATTTTAAGAGTACCTGCAAAGTCTGCTCACTTATTGAAACGTCAAGTTCCGTGATAGCGATATAGGGAGCATATGTTGTTAGTTGCTCTTCTATCTCATCTCTAATAGAGACTTCTCCAAACTCCTCGTCAACTGCGGGATCAAATAAAAATGCTCGAAAACCACAACCAAAGTCAATATCGGTCAACTTTTCGCCCTTCTCGGTTTGCAGTATCATTCTTACATTCTGTTTGGCGTTTTCATTGAAAGTCTTTGTTAGGACATATGAACCTTGAAGTTCATCTGTTTTTAGCGGTATTGATGGTTGAAATCCTGCTGTCATTTTATAATAACCTTGACAATTCTCCACAGTCCCTTAGCCAAGGGAAGTCTCCTGATAAATAGGCGCTGAGAGAAGAAAACAGTTCGTTTATTCCGTCGTCGATTCCCTTGAAGACACCGTTCTTTCTCATAATAGGGATTATTTGTTTCGCTATCTCAACATTTGGAATAACATTTATGGTGTTAAATAGGAAAACAGGAACAAACACCGACTTGATAACGGCATCAAAATCTTTTGTTTTTATCAGGTCAATAATGAGCAATTCTGCAACTGATGCATCGGTTGGGTATGCGCTGAGTTTGAAAACATCTTTCAAAACAATGTTATTGAACTCGGCACCTTCTTGTAGCACTTTCGTATATTCTGAGGCTTTGTATGGGTTTTCTGCACTAGCTAGCACATAAGTTACATGTTCGTATGTCTGCGCTGCCTCCACTTCAACGGTTTTGAATTTCAAACCATCAGATGTGTTTTCAGTGACAACTTGGGTGCCTTTAAAAAGGTAAGGTTCCTTATAATAAAATGTTTTCTCAGGAAAAGTCTTGTCTAAAATGGGAGAGTTTGCATTAACAGGGGCTGGTTTTATGGCGTCAACCGAACATCTTACGCCAAGGGAAATACCCTTAAAAATGGCGTCGAGTGTTTCTCTAAATTGCACAATACTGATACCTTTGAGAGCCTGCTCTGCATTGAGTTTTGGAAACATAATACCCTTCATATAATTATCAAAATCATCGATAGCACAAACAAATGTATTCAATGAAATAGAAAGAAGATTAGCCCCCAATGTTGGCTTTAAAAGCGGAGAGGTTTCACCTTCACTAAGAGTAAAAAACATTTTTACAATCTCATCTACTATAATTTTTATTTGTTCCTCGGTGATATCTAATTCTGAAATACACTTTTCCATATCGGTCTTGCCTTTGGCGGTTACTCTGACGTATGGCTCAAAACAAAACCTTGGGTTTTTACTATATCCGGTGTCTGGAAAAACGCCAGTAGTAGAAGGTTGTGGGACTCCGACTTCGGGGTTTGTGATGCGGTAAAACTTTGTTTCTTTCTTGTTTTCACTCCATCCAGCCCATTTTTTAATTTGCCCATCTTTATCGAGAAAGGTTAGCTTTGTTGTTTTCTCCATCTTGAAGAACTGGTCAACAACTTCATCAAGAAAGTTTCTTTTTGTTATATCTTTATCGAAGTTGTTTAGTTCTGCAACTTTTGACTGTGGATTGTAGAGTCTCGCACTTAGTTTCTCAATGGCACGAAACACAGTTCTTTTTATTGCCACATCAGACAAAAGTCTTATTTCTGTTTCTGTTAGTTCATCGAAACGAATATCGGGGAATGTTTCTGAGACTAGGGCTTGTGAAATATCTCCTAGTTCGCCTCGGTCTACAAGAGTTTGTTTCACATATTGGAAAAACAAGTCCACTATCAACTCGTCTGTTGGCGAGATAATCTGGTAGTTGCTCATGTAAACAGGAGGTAGGATGGAAAAGAATATTTCCATTACGATGTTTTTTACTTTTATGTCTGCACCATAGCCGAATAGGGCAGATGCTAGGGCTTTACTACTCACCTGTAACCTCCTTGATAGCACCCAAAATGTGTTTTTGTTGCGTTTTTGTTAGTTTGGAACTTCCTAGCCAATCGCCAGCAAAATAGACACCATTAGCCTCAGAAGTTGAGTTCATTAGTCTTTGCGTCTCGTAAAACGCCTCGGGGGCTTCCACGACATTACCGATAAAGTTTGATATCTTCTTGGGCTCGTTTAGTTCTCCATCGGTAAGGTTTTTGTAGAAGTCTTTTAGACTTGCTTCAACCTTATTGATGAGTTTTTCCACCTCTGCTGGAACTGTGTCCTCAAAGAAAACATCGCTGAGAATATTGTCAGAACGCAAAAAGAACAAAACAGATGGTGGCTTGGGGTTTGTTTTTAGTTTCTTGATTATCTCCAAAATCTCTTTTGGTGATGGGTTCTCTGGTAGTTTTATTTTCTGGGCTTCAAGATATGGCTTGAAGAAGAAGTTGGAAACTTGTTCGTATGGCTTGCCAAGTTCTTCTTTGACCCTTGTATCAAGAACAAGTTGTGTGTCGCTATAAATACTATTTGCCACAGAAGACAACTGTGTTTTTTGATCTTGCGATAAGTTTGGATAGAAGCTCGTGTTTTTAATTGAATTCTCAATAACAGATAGGAACACTTGGTTTTGTGGGTTCTCCGCGTTCTGTATTTTAACAAGCTCTCCATTTTCACTCACAAACTTCTCATAGTCGTATTCATTATTTACCGTTAGTGGTTCGGAGAGTTTTGGCAAGTCTCTGTTTAGTGCGTTTACCCCTTCATCAAGTTCAACTCGGAAATCCCTAAGACCTATGTTTAAGTCGAGAAGAGTTGTTTCGCCGTTTGTATACTCATAACGAATACCTTCATTACTGCGTGTTATTTTTAGAACATATTCTTTATCAACAAGAGTCACATTTCCATTTGTGTCTTCTTGGGCATTTGGATAGTTCTCTAAAACAAAACTTTGGTATTTTGCAGGAAACCTTCTTGGGTCTGGCTCAAATGGTAACAACGCGAGAAGGTTCTCAGCCCAAGCGTAAAAATAGTTTGAGTTGTTTAGTTCACGAGATGCATCAAGAAGCGCAAATTCGGTTGTATTTATACCACCTACATCAAACAAAGCTTCCAACATTTGTGATTTGAACGGAGCAACAAGCGGGTTAATAATAACAAGTATCTCTATCAAGTCTTGCAAAAACTCTCTCTCAAAAGAATCATTTCTGAGCAGCTTTACTGTATTATTTTCATACTGAATGCCAAGAGCATTGCTGAATACTTGTGGTCTTAGGTTGAATTTTTTGCGATAATTTCTGTTCTCGGCATCACCGTTGTTTTTTCGGACTTGACTCAACCAATAGTTATTGTATAGAACTCCATAAGCCAAAGAAAGGTCTGCGGTGACAACATCTTCAAGGTCGGGTTTATCATCGAGAGAGCCAACAAAAAGCCTTCTGAGAGAACGGTAGTCGAAGTATGGCTTGATACGCAACTGTGTGACCAACTGTGTGACAGTTCCTGATAAAGCAAAGTTGGTGAAACCAGCCAAGAGTGTTGGCGCTGTGTTTATCTCTTTGATGAGACCAATTGTGCCATTTAGAAGCTCACAGAAACCGCTAACCCTTTCTTCCAACTCCTTTCTCGCCTCTTGTATTTGCTGCTCGGCTTGCTCGTCTGTTAGACCAGACCTCTCGGCTAAACGAAGCAGAGCGTCTTTGAGGGCGTCAACCGTTTCGGAGCCGTCAACGATAACTGGTGGACACTCTTCTGTGCCAGTAATCTGTCTAAATAGAGTTGCTGCGATAAGTGCATCATATTCGTAACTATCGTTTATGATACTAAGCACTGTGCGAAACTCTTCATCAGAAAAGGTTGCAGGATAAAAAACATTATCTGCTATTAATTTGCCTCTTGCAAAAATAAACTGTGGTGCGTCACCTCCCAACAAAGCCTTAAAGTGGGCTATTGGCATGTCGGTTGCCAACTGACTTATGAAGTCTGTCAGCAAATCTGCTGTAATAAAGCCAAAAGATGGTATTTTTTGAATAGTGTTTGTGGCTGTGGCAGCGTTTGAACCCGTTAAACCAGCGGCAGCAAGAGAGCCAGCTTGGTTGGACAAGGTTTGGTTTAGGCTTGATGAAGACTGATCAATGTCAGATTGGTCACAGTCAGAGAAGTCCGCGCCGCAGTCAATATCAAGTAGGCTCAAAATACTCTGAACAAATGCAACAATAAGGTCTTTTATTATCTTCACTAGCAAAGAAATCAAAAAGCCTCTTAGGCACTTGAACCAATCAAGAGATGGAACTTTTGGTATTTCTCTGGCAAACAAAAGTTTTGCGAGGGGGAAGTTGGGGTTTTCTTTTGCTTCCTTCTCCAAGAACTCTGGGAAGTTTGTAACAGTGTCAATGGCTTTTAGGGTGTTTTGGTAAGCGCCCATTGTGTCAAAGTTAGCCAAACAAGCCAACTCTCCACCACCTAACTTAGAAAGTTCGCATTTGAACCTGTCTACTGTTTTTACAACAAACAATGCCCAGTTGCCCTTGTGAAGAACCGTAGTGTAAAGGTCGTCTATTGTTTGAGCGCTCTTGACGGCAAACTCAACACAGCCGGTGCCGCCAAAGGCTTGTTCAATAAGTTCGTTTCTCCTGTTGTTCAACTCTCTAAGAATGGCAGACTTCTCTTCGTCTGTTAGTTCAGCCGTGAGAATATCTTTACCTCTTGATAGTTTTTGTGAGAAAGGCTTTTCTTTGTAGTATATCGAGTATCGATACAGTCTATCAAAAAATGTTTTGTATGTTCCTGCACCATTTACTTCTCGATAGCTGTCGTCATCAGTGGCAAGTATGAATGATAACTCTGGTGCTGAAAGTTGTGCTGTAAGGTCGTTTTGCCCCTTGATGTAGGTATTTATTTGCAAAGTTCTGTAATCAAAGTTATCTATAAGAACCTTATCTCCCGCTGGAGATGCATTTAGCCAAGTAAACTGTTCCAATAGACTGCCCCATTGTGGGACGTATTCTACAAGAATATTGTTTGCCTTTTTTCCCTTCTTTTTTTCTCTTACCACACCAACTGTGTATGGACCGTCAAGCTTATCAAAGTTTGTAATATCTTTCAGTTGCCCATTTACTAAAACAGACTTTTTTATCTTCTTTAGGCTCGATATACCTTCGATATAAAGTTGCCCTTTCATTAAAGCATCGCGAGCGATGGTAGCCAAACCATACACAAGAGCATATTGTAGTTTTTTATCGGGAAAAGCAGCACGATAAATGTATTCTATATCAGTTGTCTTACTGGTTATCGCGGGGTCATCATTACCCTCTCTTGTATTAAGAAGTAGAATAACGTCTTTCAATATACTGTCAAAGTCGTCTATGCTTTGCAGGGTTTTGCGAATCTGTTTTGCGATCTCATCTTCTATTAGAACAACCTTACCGTTTTCTAAAAATATTTCGTCCACGTTGTTTGTAAGTGTATTATTCAAAGTAAGCGTAAGCAGTGCTCGTGGTGTAAGAACGGTTCTATCAAGATGAATACTGGAAATATATTTTGGAACTCTTGCCTGGGTGTGGAGATTTATTGTAAATGCCGCGTTAGAAAGTGCATCTAATGCTGTTGCGGTTATCTCTCCATATACAGCAGAAGACTTTACAAATGTAGGAATATTTTTTATGTTCTCGACTTGTTTGTCAACGGTTTTTTGCAGAGTAGAATCGTCTTCACTCACCCCAGCATAAATGGCTTTATCGTTACCGTCTGTCATTGCCGTTTCAAGCTTTGTTGCCATACGAGTCAAGTTTTGTAACCTTGCCTCAAATTCATCAGCGCCTATTTCTTTTGTTTGTTTATTATTTGCATCGAGCCTGATAATATCATTTAGTAGACTGTGAGCCTTATCTATTCCAAATGGTGTGCCTGTTTGGCTTTGCAACAAATCTTTTGTGTTAATTGGCTCAACCACTGGGTTTACTTTTGATGAAACAGCGAGTTTCAGTGGAATCTTATAAGTAAAAAAGCCCCAGCGTTGAGTGGTTGGAATCTTTGGGTTATAATCTATTATTAGTTTATCGGGTTGTGCCAACATTTCTAAGAAAAATTCTTTTGATAAGCCAAAGGATTCCACACAGCCGTCTGCTATTACAGACCTGAAAGTTTCATAAGATAGGGTCTCTGTTGCAAGCTCTTTGTAGCTAATACCAAGTTCATTACTTACTTGATAAATGTTTTTATAAGTTCCAGTTTGTAGTTTCTCAAACTGTTCTTCATTTGGTCCTGCTGCAAGGGCGGCGGCGGCTCTTGCCTCTGGCTCAAAAAGTATTCCTACATACTCTATCTGCGAATTGGGGTTTGGGACATTACCTTCGTTTGCTTCACCAACCAATGGCAAGTAGAAGAAAGGCTGAACAATGTCGATTGTTTTGTCTGCCGAGTTCCAGTAACAAGCAGGGGTCTTTGAAAACATATTTGCGTTTGGAAGCGTTTTTGTCATTTCTTTAAAAATAGAAATAGCGACCATAGGATTGGTGCCAGCTAAAAAAGAACCGACATTGGCACCAAACTTTTCAACAACCTTTGTTTCGTTTAGGCGTTGAAATATTTCCTCAATAGAGAGGGTTGTAAAACCACCTTGTAGTAATTCAAAAACAATATTTTGTCCGGTCTCATCAAAACTGTTTACTGCTGATATGTCTTGTTTAAATGGCTGTAACTTCATTTTATGTCGTCTTATTGTGTGGGCTGCAAATATATCTACGTGCGCCGGGAGTTAGATAATTAGTTTTGAACTCAGCGTGCTGAAACTGTCTGAGGTTTGTTTCTACCGCTTGCATTGCATTGTCAACTGTTGTTAACAAGCCTTGTATAAATGAGTTTGGGTCAATGGGTGGTGTTGTTGGACCAACCGCCGAGCCGTGGAAGTGTCCTATGAACTGTGCCTGTTGTTGGACAATTATTTTTGTAATAACTGATATTTGTGTATCGAGGGTGGCAACATGTTCTAGCAACGCCGTCATCGCGTCCACGAGGTTTTGCCCTTTTACCATTGGCTGTAAGTCTGTGTTGCCCTTTGTAGAATTTGCTGCTGCAATGAGTTCAATGCCGTATTCGCCACCTATCTGTCTATTCTTGCTGTTATATCTATCAGGCATTGTAACCAACTTGATAGACTCTCTACTGATGAGGCGAATACCATCTGCTTTCATGCCGATTGCAGATTTATTTTTTGATGCTCCATCAATCGAACCCTTCTTTCTTAGAAGGTCACTAATATAAAAGTTATCGTCAATATCAGTCTTTTGTGAAACATAGATACGAGCGGAATCTAGTTTAAAGTTTGGAGTTGTCAAGCCTGGAGTTCCAGTTTGTTCTCCAGCTAGCTTCTCTTTTATGTATTCCTTGCCAACATCGCCGCCTCTGCCCACAACCAAGTCAAGGGTCGCTGCGTTTGTTTCACCAGCATGACCGGCTCGACCAGCACCAGGGTTATCTTTGCCAAACACAATGTATGCGTCACCATTTCTAAGAACTTTTTCACCAAGTAGTTGATTATATTCAAAAATATATTCTCCCGGCATTGATGAGCCTTGGACTACTTTTTCATAGCCATTGGGGAGGTTTGTAATATCGACTCTACTGTCTACTGCTTTTTCTTTACTCATTTTCTTAGTATTGGTGTTGGATTTTGTTTTGTTGTCTGTGCAGCCGCTGTCATTTTCAATGTTGCGTTATAAGCGTCTTGTGGACTTGAACCCAGGGCTCGTATATGACAATAGCAAACCTCAAACCTGCCATCTGAGTGTTGTTTCTTTCTTTCTTCTTTTGTCTGTTTGTCAATTGGTTTGTTTACTTGTCGTGCAGAGCCGTGAGCTACAATGCCGTTTTTTTTCTTATCGACGCCGAACGGCAGAACTCCGAAAAGAAATTTTTTGCCATCTTTTGTAGATTCCATTGCTGTAATCGGTATTTTCTCACCAGTTGGAAGTTTCACAAGTTTTTGTAGTTTTAGCAAAAGTTGATATAGGGCTTCCATCTGGGCTAGAGAGCCGGGTTTATACTTTTTTGAGGGAGGTCCGAATGAGCTTCCATTCAAAACCTCGATACTAATACACTGCCCATTCAAGGCACCCTGTGCAATAGACCTCTTTTCCAATGGAGTGTGTTGGCTTACACTCCCATCTCTATCAACTATAAAATGAGTATTAAGTCCATTACCTTTATTTTTTTTGTTTAGAATTCTAATGGTGCCCTTTTTATCAGCGCCAGAAGCAGAAATATGGATGACAAAACATGTAGTCTTTTTTCTTGTGCGAAGTGAGGCTTTGTTTCTAACAAACACGTCCTCATATGGGACACCGGGAACTTGACTTTTAAGAACTTGGTAATTTTGAACATCGTCGCAAGGCTGTTTAGCCACACCAACCTTTTCTTTAACAGTCTCAACTACTTTTTCAGCGGCTTTTTTCAATACCTCTGGAATAGTGCCTTCTTTTGTCGGTGGGGTCGGGGTGTTGCCAGATGGAGCAGGCGTCTTTGGAACAGCGCTGGGTTTGTTACAGTATTTGTCACGGTTGCTTGTGTCTGAGTTGGCTCTGGCGTCAGTTGTTTGGGCTGTTACATCACGAACAAACTTGCCTGTAGAATACACCCCGTCTGTAAAAGACACTTCGATAATACTATTTGCAGTAATATTCGCAGCCTCTCCGGTTAAAGAAACTTTTGTCAAGTATTGTCTAAAATTTTCTGGCGTTATACTTTTCGCAAGAAGGTCGTGAATAACATCAATGTAAACATATGCGGTCGCAGCTTTGGGCGACGTATCTGGAGAGAAAAGGTCTAAAAATGGAAATAAAGACTCAGTGTCGTTATCAATCTGATCCACAAAATAGACAATACCTGTAAGGCTTGTGTAATCGGGAACTGTAACTAACTTGTTTAGTTGGTCTCCAATAGACAAGCTGTCGTCTGTGTCTGTGACAAAGAAGGGTTGTCTTGGAAGCACCGTTTCTTTGTTCAGGGAGCCGCGCTTTATGTCGAGGAGATTTATTGTATTTTCAGCCATCTACTCATCTTCCTCCCCGTTGTCGTTGAGGTTATCGTAGATAGCATCAATGTCTGCTGATGAGATAGTTTCAGTTTGTTTACTAGTCTTCGCCATAAGTGAAGCAACCTTTACTAGCTGTTCGTTGGAACGCTGTAAGGTTTCTAGGTACTTGGCTACAACAAGACCTTGACGACCGTGGTCTGCCCTTCCTTGATGAATATCTTGGCTTATTTCATCAAGAGCAGTGTTGGTCGCCTCTCGGTCAAGTCTAATGTTTTTTATTGCTTCTTCAAGAAGTTCTTCATATTTCGCCATCGTTCCAATCAGACCTAAAGCCTCTATACCTCACTTTGAGCTTTGTGAGGACAGTTGCGATTTGTTTTGTGTTCAAATCGGTGATCTCCCTCATGTAAAGATAAATAGCTTTTTTATTGAAAATTTCTATTTGGTCAGAGTGCTCAAACAGCACTTTGATAGCGTTGATGACTTTTACTTCGTTTTCTTTCTCGGCTGCTTCATACCATTCATCGATGTTCTCGCGAAGATGGGCGAAGAACTCGGTACGGTTTCTTTCGTGCTCGTATGGTATGTGGTCGGTAAGGGGGTGTTCTAAGTTCTTTGAGTCGTCAATAGGAGTCTCAGTTTTTAGACGCTTGGTTGTTTTCTTTACTTTGTGGATAAACCAGTTCTTGGTAACGACTGAAAAGTAAGAGAAAGCTTTGGAGCCTTTGTCGGGGTCATACTTGTCGAGAATAGTGACCAACCAAGCTTTACATTCTTCACGGAGGTAATCGATGTTTGGAAGAGTTGTGAACTTGTATGTGTAAATAATTTTATCAACAAGCTCGTCGAACGCAGGATGAATAAACTCGATGTAGAGTTTTTCTTTTGTGTAGCGGTCTTTTGTTTTACAGTATTTAACTATAGCGTCCTCATGGACTTTTGTAAAATACTTTCTTTTAGTTCTCTTCTTCGGCATCGCCTGCTATCTCCTCTTGTATTCTTGCCACGTCTTTTAAGGTCTCGCTAAGAACTGTTGTGGCTGTGACAAGGTTTTGTATAATAGGGTCGCCGTAGTATGTTTCGCTAGCGTTGACAGTATTTACAAGCTCGTCAAAATCATCGACCTGTTCTCGCAGGTCGGAAATTCTTGCCTGAATGTTGTTAAGGGTTTCGGCAAAGTTATAACAAAGATATGAC